TCAAATCCGCCACCTAGTATATCATTACCTGATGACTCAAAGTTTTTAGGTGGTTTACCACTATTTCTTTGATCAATTAACTCACTTTGTTGAGTTGCTTGAATTTTTGTTCTTTCATCCTTACGATCTTCTTTTTCTTTCTCGCCCGTTTTTTTACCATCAACCTCCATTCCTTTCAACTGCATATTCATTTGGAATTCCAATTGCATTAGCTCTTTCTTATGCTGAACCTCTTGCATCATTTTCTGAGAAGCTAATTGACCTTTTAATTGCTCTAACTCACCTTGACTAGCTGTTAGCGCTTGATTCTTCTGAACCTCACTTTGAGCCGCGGCTTGAGCTGCTTGTTGATTCATCTGGCTTTGCATTTCCATATTTTTTTCCTGCATAGCTTGGTCTCTGTCTAACTTTTTCTTTCTACGTAGTTTTATAAGTTGATTAGCTAGTTTTATGTTTTTAATATCCCTTACATCAATAGCATCAGCAAGTTCAATAACTTGTTGTTGAAGAGCCATTTGAATGTTATTTTCTAACATTAATTTTTCTTCTTCGTCTGGTTGAAGATCAATAAATATACCAAAATCATATAGGTGTAGTTCTTTTATCTCTTCTAGCACAGCTGCATTATGCACACCAATTGCTTGAATAAAAGCATCTTTTGTTGGTGAATACTCTATAATGTCAGATATTCTAAGAGAAAGACATTCGCAGATTTCAGCAGTTAAAAACAACCCTGATTGTAATATATGTCTAGTTGCTGTATTTGAATTTGCTGCTGCTAACTTTTGAACGCCTACTAAAGCATTTTTATCAGGCATACTACCATCTCTAGCTTCGTTAAGCCCAGTAACATCCCTTATCATTTGTAAATAATAATTATATGTACCTATAAGAGCTTGCATTTTGTTACCGCCAGATCCAGATGTAATTTCTTGAATAGGTATTTTACCTGGATTCATATCACCATCAGAGGTAAAGCTTCTACCTATAACAGAACCTGTTTGGAAAAACATATTTAGCGCTTCTTGTGGATTGTAGTTAGTTCCATTACCTAAATCAATTTCAGCTAAACCATCAGCATCTAAATAAACACCGTCAGGCGTTAATCTAGACATTACTTGTTGAAGCTTTAAGTGTGTTAGCTGAATCATATCAGCAAAACCAGTAATTCTTTTAACTAAAGAGTCTATTTTGCCATTATACATTCTAGGCGCAACAATAGCATAATTCATTTTAACCTTAGTGTAATCACTTTTAGGTCTCATCATGTTTTTAGCCATCTCCCATTTAAGCAGTTTATCAGTACCAAGAATCATAGCGCCGTCATAAAGGCACTCTATAGACCTTAGCATTCTGCCAAAACCACCTTCCATGTCTTCTGGCGGATTAAATGAATCATCTTTAGGTATAATTTTGTCAGCACCGGTTGCCGTTTCTTTAACCTTATAGACCTCGTTCATATAAGTTTTATAGTTAAAGTATAAAACTTGAATTGTATTATTATCTTCTTTATCGTAAGCGTGGTTTGAATTGTAGTTAGATCTATTAGCAGACTTGTTTTTCATTATGTCTTCTAGATCTTCACCCGTTAGGTGAGGAAATTGCTTAGCTAATTCGTTTACTGGAATAGTCTTTACTTCTCCAACGTAGTATATATCATCAAAATAAGGTGAATCTGTATAAGAGTAAACTAAGTTGGCTGGATCAACGTAGTCAACTACAGCTCCTTCAGAAGTGTTATATGAGGTTTTAACCGCACCAATACCTAAAACAGTAAGATCGTAGTAAAATTGTTTTTTAATCAACTCATATCTACTTCCCTCTAGCAAGGTGTTTATTGCTTGCTCCTCAGCTATCTCAACAGACTGCTTATAACCTAACTGCATGTGAAGCTCTAGCTCTTCTACGTTATCTGGAAGCTCTTGGACCTGGCTTTTTCTAACGTTAAGACCTAATTCTTGTTGTACTGCTGAATTAAACTCTTTTAGTCTCATATCTTTCAATATAGCCTCCATGTATTCTGTTCTTTTAGAAACACCGTAAGGATCTTGAGAGTAAGCTTTTACGTCATAAGTTCTTTCCGCAATACCATTTACAACTATATCTACAAACTTAGAAATAATTGGAACTGGGGTCCAGTCTAAATTTAAATAGGACAAATCACCGTTTATAGATAACTCATCCTTATATTTTTGAATAGACTGCTCGCCTCTAGCGTACAACCTTAGGTTATGAAAATCATTGTGGTTAGATTTATATCTATTAGAACCCCTGTCGCTGTTAAACCACTCTTGCTCTATAGCTTTCCCAACTTTTAACCCATACTCATAACTCAACTTTTCAGCGTCACTAACTGTTTGACTTGGGAAATAACTTTTAATGCCAGCCATATTTATTACTTAATTATTCGTGAATTGCTTCCAGTGTTTGTATATCTGGAAACGTTTATATTTAACTTAGGTTTTTCAACCTTTGCATTCGGCGCGTATAAATGTCTGTTATTAGCCATAATGGCTAGACCAGAACTTATAGATGCATCATGTTTTGTTCTTTTGTTTATATCGAACTTAGTCCAATCGTTTAGTAGCTCATTGAAATAACAATCTCCGTGAGTTCCGTCTTGTTTAATGCCTACGTGATCTTGAATATACATTTCAATTGCAGCAGCATGTGCTTGTTTTATATCTTCACTTGAATTAGGTATTCCACCAACTTCTTTTTCTGCTACAGATAATTTGTTCCATATCTTATCGGGTCTATTCATACTAAACCCTCTGTATCCTCTTCTCCTTAAATAATACAATAAACGTGGCTTGTTGTTCTCTGCTAATATTGGCATTCCGTAGAAAACCAAAGCCATCAAAACATCTTCAAAGAACATCTCAGCTGTCGGAGGTCTTGATAGGTATTCTAAAAAAAAACTGTTAGCTGGAGCATCATCCATTGAGAATCTAGTTAAGCCGTGCAAAGCTCCTTTAGATCCAACTCCATCCACCGTTCCTGATATATCGTATGAATCACAACCAAAAGCTCCCATGTGTTCGTTGCCGGGATACTTAACACCATTTTTAAGTATTACCCTGTTTTGTAGTTGTTGAGGTGGAACCCAACTTACCTTAAACCTACCTTTTGGATCTGGATAAAATACCACTTGAGAATCTTTAATGCCGTTAACCCATTGAAAATTACCTTGAGTAACTCCTAATGTTCTTGACATCTCTTCGTTATAATCTATCTGTTCATATAATTTAACCAAATTAAATATACTTCCTTTAGTCTCATCTCTAAACGCGTGTTCTGTTGTTCTTGGAAACTGACGGTAGAATTCATTTAAACCATCTGAATCATCTTTTAAACCATCTACTTCATTTTGCCAGTTATCTATTACACCTACATCTATTAGTTCACCGCTTGGGTCGAACCGATC